TGTGGTACGATAAATCTACTAAATGAAAACTCTGTTGATTCTATATTACTTCTTTCTCTACTAAATTCATATTTAATATTTGGTAGATATAAAGGTGTTATAGATACAGGTCTAGTAGCGTGTCTTAATATACTTTGTGATAACACGTGATACGCTATCTGTTCTTTACTATCATAACCTATGAATATATTAATCATAAATGCTTCCTTTTCCTGCTAACATAACTTTTGCATTAGGGAATCTACTTTCTACAATTTGTTTTGCTTCCGATAGTGTTCTACCTTTTTCTTCTACTTTCATAGGTGCTTTATTTTCTAATGTGACCCAAAAATAATATGATGTCATTGATTTACTTTCTGTCCTACAGATTCTCTTACAATATCATTATGATCAAACTCTGCCCAATATAATTCAAAGGCAACACCGTCTTCTAATCCTATAAATTGATGATAGACACCTGGTTTAACTCTTGTAAAATCGCCTGCGTTTAAAATAGTTTCATCTACTAAATCATAATCTTTCTGCCATACTTTAACTAACATCTTTCCTGACTCTACAAAGAAGCCATTCCACTTATGTTTATGTTGATGTTTAGAACAAGCAACATCTTTTTTAAATTCTATTCTATGAAATTCTAAAACTCCATTTGCGTGGATCAATTCTGTTTGACCCCATATCTTACCTGCTTTCATTTTGTCTTACCCATTCTGGACTATTTGGTTTATATTTTCTTTTACCCTTTTTGTGATCTATGTAAGGGTTTATCTCTTTATCTCTGGCGATCACGTGTCCACCCTGTCCATCGCCTTTGTTTCTTTCTTTTACTTGTACTAATCGTCTTGTATTATCAAATGCGTGACAATCTGTTTTATTTTCCATATCCCAAATTGTATCTTTGATATAATGATTTATATAAGTTTCAAAAAACGTTTTACTTATATCTAATGTACAATTAAAACCTATAACACCACATTCTGTGTAATGACTTCTACCATAGAAAGTTGTAAATGTATCACCAGGAATAAATGTATCCATAAAGTTATCTGGTATTTGTTTAACAAATATATTATCAGCGTCTAACCACATAAACTTTTTCTTTAGTTTACTTGCGTGATATTGTGCGAATACTTTGTAACTAAATCTTACAGCGTTTTGTAAAAAGTCACTGTCGTCTAACCAAGTTTTATCTTTATGTCTTGTAACAAAATGTCTTAACTCTGGTTCTTCTTTAAATATATTTACAAAAGTAAAGTTAGGGTGATCTGTAAATTTAGTATCATCTTCTACATAACAAATTACTTTAATCGTTTGTTTGGTATCAATATATGTTTGGATAAACTGATGAGCGTAATCATCATACAATCTTTGATTAAAAGTTGTGATGAAAAACTTATCTTCGTCTGTCCAAATCAATTTATTCATATCGTTTTAAATCCGCTTGTATCATATCTCTAACTAAAGTTTCTAATGTATGTTTTGGATGCCATAGTAATCTATGTCTAGCTTTGGTATTATCACCTACTAATAAATCTACTTCCGCTGGTCTAAAAAATTTAGGATTAGTTTTGATTATATAATTACCTTTTTCATCTAATACTTCGTGTCCTTTAAATTCATATTTGATATTTAATTCATCTAAACATCTTGTAATGAAATCTTTTATTTGAATTGTTTTACCTGTTGCGATAACATAGTCGTCAGCTTCTTCTTGTTGTAACATTAACCACATCGCTTCAACATAATCTTCTGCGTGACCCCAATCTCTATATGATTCTAAATTACCAAGTTCTAATACTTTACCTGTTTTAGTCCACTCTACTAAACCTTTTGTAATTTTTCTAGTTACAAATTCTTCACCTCTCATTGGACTTTCGTGGTTAAATAAAATACCACTACACGCAAAAAGATTATAACTCTCTCTATAATTTACAGTTAAGAAATGTGAATAAGCCTTGGCGCAACCATATGGACTTCGTGGATAAAATCTAGTTGTTTCACTTTGTGGTGTTTCTGTCACTTTACCATACATCTCACTTGTTGACGCTTGATAAAATCTAATCTTTGGATATTTGTTTCTTATAACTTCAAGTATATTTAAAACACCTAAAGAGTTTGTGATTGTAGTAACTTGTGGTTGTTCAAATGATAAACCAACAAATGATTGTGCCGCAAGATTATAAAACTCGTCTGGTTGTATTTGATCTAAAACTTTTTCTATATTATAGGGTTCGCCTAAATCAATATCAACAAATTCTATTTGATCTGTAATACCGAGTTCATCTAAACGCCAGTATCTTTTACCCGTATTGCGCCTCTGAGCGCCGTATACCTTGTATCCTTTTGATAATAGTAGTTTCGCTAGATAACCACCATCTTGTCCTGTTACACCTGTTATAATCGCTTTCTTCATTTAATCCTCGTCATATCACCAAGTTTGTTTAAATTACTTATATCAGTTTCAAAAACACAATCTACCATATCGTATCCATTCACTCTGGCATATAATAGTCTTTTGTTCCCAAATCTAATATTCATACCATTTACAATCAACGGCCATACCATACCATCTTTACCAATACGTTCTACAAGTTTTTCATAACCTGGAGCGTCAATGGCACAATGACCATAATCTAAATCATTTACATTTACTGATTGTGTTAAATAACCATCTATTGTTTTATTTGCTTTTAAAATTTTCATAACCAACCTTTGCTATATAAAAACTATCAACAATATCTGATACAGGATTACCTATCTTTTCTACATCAAATATTTTCTTCAAGTCTGTGTTTGTTTCTTTTGAAAATGATTCATACATCAAATCTTTATCAGCGTTTCCTTTACCAGTTGCACCTTTCTTTACTACACTAGGTACAATAGTTTCATAGTCAACTCCAAATTCTTGTAATCTATATTTAAGTATACCACAATTTTCAGCAATTTGAAATACTGCTTGCCCCTTTGATCCAAAAGAATAACCTTCTATGAATACTTGTTGTGGTGAGTGGAAAGTTTCTTTGATTGTGTCGAATGCCCAATCAGATATTTGACTAAACCTATGTATAGGTGTTTTGTATTCTTTATGTTCAAAGCCGAAAATGTTTTTTGACATTGGCCCAATATATTTTTTCTTATTCGTTAAATAATAAAACTGACTATTTTCAAATATAAAATCTTCAGTTACACAAATTGCTGGACTTGTTAAACTATAATCAATTCCAATTATCGTCTTCGGATTCGTTTGTCCAAATTTCTTCATCTTCTAGTTCCTCTACTTCGTGTCCACAGAACGGACACGTTAATGGTTCTAAATCCTGAACCTCTATGTCCCATTCTACTGTATATTTAGTTTCGCAACTAGAACAAGTTTTTTGTCTTTTCTCAAGCATTATAGTTTGAATTTTTTAAATTGATCCTTCTTAACATCTTGTTTGATACCACCAATCACATAACTTTCGATTTCTGTTTCTTGTGGAGCGTTTTGTGTTGATCTACTATTTAACCAATGGTCAACCCAAGGTAATGGGTTTGTCTTTTGTTCATAAACAGGTTTTAATCCAATTGCTTTCATTCTTCTATTTGCCATATATTCTACGAATTGATGTAATAGTTTTTCTGATAAACCTATCATAGAACCTTGAGAGAACAAGTAAGTCGCCCATCTCTTTTCTTCTTGTACTGCTTCATCATACATTTTATATACATCATCTTCAGTATCTTTAATTACTTTGTCCATTACTTTATCTTTTTCAATATCTCTGTAGTTATTAATTATTCTTTGAGATACTGCCAAGTGTTGACTTTCATCTCTGGCGATAAAAGATATAATCTTTGCTGAACCTTCTAATAGTTTTAATTCACCAAACGCAAATGAACAAGCGAAAGATACATAAAATCTTAAACCTTCTAATATGTTTACAGTCACTAAAGCTTTCCATAACTTCTTCTTTAAATCATATTCATCAACTTTAGTTTTATCTAAATGCCATCTATGACCTGTTTCAATTAAATCATCATAACATTGTGTAACTGATTGTGCTCTTTTCTCTATCTTTTCGTCTTTGATAATAGTATCAAATACATCACTAGGATTAGAATATAAGTTCTTAATGATGTATGTATAACTTCTACTATGGATAGTTTCCATAAAGTCCCAAGTTACAATACAACCTTCTAATTCTGGTAAAGAACAAAATGGTAAGAATGCCAAACAAGGACCACG